GGAATGTTAGACAATCAATTAGTATTCGGACAAAAATCAAATCTTTACTTTGGTACTGACTTAATTTCTGATGCTACTAGAATCACGCTTATGGATATGGCTGCTTTAGATGGTTCAGATAATATGAGATTAGTTGCTCGTTACTCTGCTGGAGTTCAATCAGGAGTGGGTGCTGATATAGTAAGACAATCGTAATAACACAAAATAGGGGGTGTCAAATCCCCCTCTTTTTTAACTTTAAAATAAAAAGACATGGCATGTACGGCATTAAGTAAAGGAAGAGGTTTAGACTGTAATAGAGTAAGTGGAGGCGTGAAATATATATACTTTGGTGTATATGACCAATTTTCCCCATTACCTCTTGTGGTTTCTTCAGAAATAACAGATATTGAGATGGGAGCAAATACTCTTTATAGATATACTGTTCCAAGAGGTTCTACAACAGTAAATGAAGCAATTACAGGCAGCACTGAGAACGGAACATTGTTCTATACACCTACTGTAAATATGGTCTTAAACAGGCTTACTAAGGAAGACCAAAATGAAATAAAATTATTAGGGCAAACGCAAGTAATATGTTTTGCTCAACTTAACGCACAATTAGCTAACGGACATGATGTAATTGTTGGTTTAGGAGTAACAAATGGTATGTCTATGAACGCAGGTTCTGCTGATAGTGGAGCAGCCTTTGGAGATAGAAATGGATATACACTAACCTTTGATGGCTTAGAGGCTAATCCTTTCCCTATGGTGGCTGACTTTACGGCAGTACCGTTCGATAATGCAGCGTTTACAATGGGAACAATCGTAGAATCATAATTTAATTAGAAGTTTTCATATATTTAGTTTAAAGAGGGGGTTGTTTTACCCCCTTTTTTTATTAATAAAATATTTAAATGATTTTTCTATTATATAGTATGATACAGGCAGTAAGAGAAACAGCTTTCACAGCATACGTTACAACAGAAGACACTAGAATAGATAACTCTGTAGCTTCTTCACAGATAAGATGTTTGTTTAAATTCATAAACGATATGGATAAAGCGGTATTTTATGCTTATGGAGAAAGTGAGGTTATTTTACCTAGATATACAAAAGTAGGATTCACTTGGAATGTTGCGCCTAATATGTATTTAGGGGAAACTAATTTAATACCTGCTGGATATTTTAAATATGAAATATATGAGGTATCTTGGAGGGGTCTTGTATCTATAGGACTAGGAACTGCACCAGCAACAGAAATAGATGTACTACCTGTTTTACCGACAAACGGAGTAGTTCAAGGGCTTGTGGGAATCGGAAAACTATTTTTATCTGAAAAAGCAGGGAGTGAGCAAGTACAATATTTAGAACATACAGTAACACCAAGCACAAATTATATATATACAGGACCTTAAAAAATTAAAAAATGGCAATAGAAAACGTACAACAGCTTTTGACAGAGCAAATGGGAAAGAACAGATGTGATGTAATAAAAACAACTGCAATGACAGGTAAAGATTATTATTGTATTCACTTCCCTGTGGAGAGTGTAATAACTACAATATCAGCAGCTAATGCAACTACAGCAACAGGAAGTGCAATAGCAAATCTTCATGGAGAAACAATGGCAGCAGGAACAACTATATTTTTAAATGTAACAGCCGTAACTTTAGCTAGTGGTGTTGGTCTTTGTTATTACGAACAAGTATTATAATGTTAGCACTTAAACAAGCGTTAAGTTTAGTCTCTTCTAAAAGTCTTGGAGGGGGGTGGAGTCCTGTTGACGAAACAGGTTTAGTTGCTTGGTATCAGAAAAATACAGGAATCACTTTAAGTGGTGCTGATGTTACGGCTTGGTCAGATTCATCTGCAAATACTTATGACATGAGGCAAACAGATGCAGCTAAGATGCCTGAATGGAATGTAGCAGGGGAATACCTAGAGTTTGATGGTACAGGAGAACACCTATCATCTGCAAGTGAAATAAGTATTTCAGCAGACTTTACAGTTGGCGTAAAACTTAGCCCTGTTACTCCATTTGGAACTGTTCTAGCTAGGGTTTCAGCAGGGGATCAAGAATGGCTAAGGATAATAAACACTACTACTTTAAGGGTGAAAATAGATGGTACAGCAGCAGTAGATTTAACTTTAGATTCAGGTGTGTGGAGTTCAGGCTATTTAGTTTTAACACGAGTAAGTGGCTTAATCTCTATGTGGTGGAATGGCGTTCTTCAAGCTGACACGGACACTAAGACAGGAACAGTTGATATTGATGCAATAGGTATTAGAAATCCTGCCAACAATCCATTTAACGGAGCAATCACAGAGGTGCAGATTTACAATATTTCTAATGCTTCTCTAAGTTCTAACGTAAATGATAGACTAGCTAGTTTATAAAACAAAAAATATGAAAGACAATATTATTAGTATAAATTTAGGGGCAGAGACTTCACCGCAAGTTGCAGAAGTGCATGGAGAAAATTTCATTGAGTACGGAACTGAAAATTGGAGAAATCTCTATCCTCAATTCTTGATAGATTTATATTACAATAGTTCTACAAATGCTGCTATTATAAATGCTACGGCTGAAATGATCTCTGCGCAAGACATTATTATAAATGATGAGGAAGAACATAGTTTAGAAACAGTTACTAAGCTAAAGCTATTTATGGAGTACGCTAATAGCCATGAAACCTTACATGAAGTAATTAAAAAAGTAGCATTTGACTTTAAGCTTCAGGGAGGATTCGCTTTAAATATTGTATGGAGTAAGGACAGAACTGAAATAGCTGAAATCTATCATATTCCTGTAGAAAAGATTAGAGCCGAAAAGCCTGACGCTTTAGGGAAAGTAGGGGGGTATTATGTTTCTTCTGATTGGGGCAATGTAAGGGAAAATAAACCACATAGAGTAGCTGCTTTTAATGCAAAAGATAGAACTTGTGCGAATCAAATACTATATACAGGAACTTATTCTCCTAATATGAATGCTTACTATGTACCTGATTATCTAGCAGGAAACAATTGGAGTCTAATTGACCAAAAGGTTTCTGAGTTTCACCTAAACAATATAAAGAATGGATTTAGTGGCTCTTATTTTATTTCGTTTGCTAATGGAGTACCAACACAAGAGGAGCGTTTTCAGATAGAACAGAGTTTAACAGATAAGTTTACAGGCTCACAAAATGCAGGTAAATTTATTCTAACGTTCTCAGACGATAAGACTAGGACTCCTGAAATCACTCCTGTATCAGTAGCAGACCAAGATAAGTTATTTTTAAGCTTACAAGAATTATTAGTACAAAATATTTTAACGGCTCACAGAGTTACGAGTCCTATGCTGATGGGGATTAAAAATGATAGTGGCTTAGGCTCTAATGTAGATGAGTTAAATAGTGCTGCTAATTTTTACCTTAATACTGTTATTATGCCTTTTCAAGACCATATCATAAAAACATTAAGCAAGATATTTAAGATTAATCAAATAGACTTACCTGTTTCATTTGTTCAATTAAAACCTATAACTTTAGAATTTACTTCTGAAGATCTTAAAGGAATTATGAGTGAAGAAGAGTTAAGAGCAGAAATGGGATTAGCACCATTAGATGTAGAAGTAAGGGAGGACTTTAGTAAAGTTGAAAAGACAGAACTAGATTTATTTATTGAAGAGTATGGAGAGGACATTCCTGAAAATTGGGAATTAATAGAAGAAGAAATTGTAGACGGAGAACACCAAGACTTTGATTTTGAAGAAGTTTTAAATGATGCAGCTAGTGAGAAGACAGAATTAGCATCAACAGGAAGTCCGAAGCCTAGTCGTAAATCAGAGCAAGATGGAATCTCTAAAAAGACTTCTGATTATTTCAGGGTTAGATATGTTTATGCAAATGATAATTTTCTAACCAACAAATCAGGTACTAAAAGAGAGTTCTGTAGACAGATGATGGGTGCTAATAAGCTTTACAGAAAAGAGGACATTATCAATATGGGAAAAAAACCTGTAAACAAAGGCTTTGGTATTGATGGAGCAGCGACTTACTCAATTTGGCTTTATAAGGGAGGCCCACAATGTTTTCACTTTTGGACTAGAAGAATATTTAAGACTGTAATAGGAGAATCTAAGACCACAAAGATAGAAGATGCTGATTTAATAGGTTACACTAAAGCCAAGTCAGAGGGCTTTACAGCTAAGAAAAATGACAAATTGGTAGCAATACCACCAAGACGAATGAAAAATAACGGATATTATAACTAGAAACTATGTCATACGTATTATTTATAAGTGAAGCAAAATTAAAGGATAGCACCTCTATGTCTTTAAATGTAGATGTAGATTTATTATTACCTTTTGTAAGACAGGCACAAAAACTCTATGTAGAAACTAAACTAGGAACTGATTTAACGACTAAATTAAAAAACGAAATTATAGCAGGAACACTAGCAGGAGCATACCAAACCCTAGTAGATACTTACATAGGAGATATGCTACCAAATTTTGCTCTCTACCACGCCATACCTTTTTTAAGATTTAAAATTGAAAATGGGAATATATATTCTAAGACCTCAGAAACAGGAAATGCTTTAAGTACAGAAGAAGCACAAGCATTACGTTCAGAGGTATTAAATACAGGAGAGTATTATATGGAAAGAATGATTGAGTACGTTACAAACAACTTAGCGTTGTTCCCTGAATACAGTACAAACTCTGGAGCAGATGTAAATCCTGACCGTAATGCATATTATGCAGGACTAAACTTAGAAAGACCTAATCAGCAAGGAACAAAATTAACTATTAGAAACTTTTTAACTCCTAATTTATAATGAAGAGAAGATATAAAGTGAAAGAAGTTAATAAGGTAAAATTAAAGAAATTTTTGAAAAAGAAAAATGACAAATCTAAAAGACACAATACAAGTAGGGTTAGCTAACGGCTCGGCTATTGGCTTCAGCATAACAGACTGTAACGAGATTTTAACACTTGTGTCGTTGACATTAGCAATAGTTTTTACTATTTACAAATTCATTCAGTTTGAAAAGAATAAATAAATGGCTTCTAAGGTGGTTAAGAGCGTGTATAAGCGCACTAGAAAGAAGCGTAAGGGTAGACACTCAAAGCAAGATAAGAATACCTATCGTGGGCAAGGGCGTTAATCTCTTAATTCTTAGAGATACATTTACTGATGAATCTACTATTGGGGAATTGTTTATTGATGGAGAAAGATTTTGTGATACTTTAGAATTACCATATAGAGATAATCAAAGAAGTATATCCTGCATTCCAATAGGTATTTATAAAGTAAGAATAAGATACCCAAGAGAATCAGCAACAAGAGAATATTTACACTTATTAGTTCAAGAAGTAAAAGACCGTTCATTTATATTATTTCACAGGGGAAATTCAGCTAAAGACACAAGGGGGTGCATCCTAGTAGGTCAGGGAAGCCAACACAATATTGTTCATAATTCAACTTTAGCAATGGATTTACTTATGAAAGAAATCATAAATTTGGGCGGCACAAATATTAATTTAATAATCAAAAATAAATAACATGAAAAATTACATTATTACACAGCTTTTAACCTCTAAGAAAGTATGGTTAGGGATCAGTTCTATTTTAGTTCCTATGATTGCAACAGCATTAGGTGCTGATGAAGATGCAGTTTCTAAGGTTTGGTGGAGTTTAATAGCAATGCTTGGTGGACAATCTTTAGCAGATTTTGGAAAGTCAAAATAATAGATTTAGATTAAAGCCACATGAGATTGTGGCACTAGAAAAAATGAGGGAAACCGAAGCTAGGAATATCCTAGTTATCGGCGACCTTCATGAACCATTTTGTTTAGATGGATATTTAGATTTCTGTATTGAGCAATATGAAACTTACAACTGTAATCAGGTAATATTTATTGGGGATATTTTGGATAATCATGCGTATTCTTTTCATGAGCCAGACCCGAACGGGGATTCGGCGGGACTAGAACTTGAAAAGACTATTATTAAAGTAGCTGATTGGTATAAAGCATTCCCTATTGCTGATGTATGTATAGGAAACCATGATAGGATGGCTAGTCGTAAGGCGTTTTCAGGCGGAATACCTAAAGAATGGATTAAGTCTTATAACGAAGTCCTAAATACTCCTGCTTGGAATTGGGTAGAATCAGTAGTATATGATGATGTGCTATACGAACATGGAGAAGGTGGTCAGGCACAAGCCAAAGCAAAGAATAATCTAATGTCTAGTGTTTGTGGACACACTCATACAGAGGCATATTGTAAGTGGTTTGTTGGAAAGCGTTTTAAAGTCTTTGGGATGCAGGTTGGATGTGGTGTAGATGCTGACACGTATGCTGCAAATTACGCTAAAAATTTTAAACGCCAAGCCATAGGCTGCTCAGTAGTCTTAAATAATGGCACACTACCTATTAATCTTTTAATGGAATTATGAAGAAAGACATCACATGGCAAGTCTTTGGAATATATCTGCTTATTATAGTAGTTGTTATATTGCTTAATTTATAGTACCCTTTAGCCTTTTCAGGCACTTTCACACTTTTTTAATACTTATATACTAGACAGCAGTTGAAGTTGCTTATCTAGTTAAAACACTATTAACATTATAATTGTTAATAACTTTGCAGATAAAGTTATGAGAAATTGTGTGAATAACTTAAAAGGTGTAGTTTTGTACTATAAGAAACGCTCCTTGAAATGTTCCACAGATTGACAGCCGGTTAAACTCATCACTTAGTAACTAGATACATCAGAAACTAGACAAAAGGAGTAGATTTAACGTGTAGATTCCCTCAAAAGTAGAATATTTTAAAGCGTTTCTTTATAATTAATAACTTAAATTTATAACTATGAAACTATTTACAATTTTTTGCGAAAACAGAAACAAGTACTATTTAACTACATCAACTAATGATGTTACAATTTGGTCTAAAGATTTAGATGATGCTAGTAGATTTAACAATTTAGAAAATGCTAACAAAATGATACTTGAATTTAAAAATTCAGCTATGGGTGATACTAAATATTTGATAGCTAGAGAAATTGAAATATCCGTTACATTAGTAGATAATAAAATGGTTAGAGAAATGCCACAATTTAAAGGCACACTACAAGCACTAGATATATTGTGCGATATTAAAACAATTACAGATGATTACGCTAAATATCAGTCAGATGATTGGGTTAATGCTCAAAAAGATGCTTGTCTTGATATTAATGGGGATGAAAATGGAAAATCAATTTTGGATAACTTAAACACTAAAACTAAATAGTAGTAAAAGCACGAAGCACAGGGTACGAATTTATCTACAAAGATATCAGGGTTATAAAATAAATTCCTGTTGCTACTATTTTTAATAACTAAAAAAGCCGAGCCAAAACTCGCACAAACTAGATGAAAATTACAAACAAAAAAACAGGTCATAGCTTTAACCTAAGCGGTAAAGGAGCAGCAGATTTCTTTTACTCTAAAAATGCTAAAGGAGAATATATTAACTTAGAAAAAGATTATTCTATTGATGATAGCACTAACGAAATAAGTCAAGCAAAATTTGTCTTATGTTGTTTAGGACTTGTCGCTTTAGTTATATCTTCTTTTTTATTACACTTACACTTAAACTATTAATTATGATACTAGAATGCGACTCATACTACTTTTACCCTAATGGTAAATTTGTATCTAACTCAAAATGGAATAGGCAATTTGGTTGTTATGATAATGACATACAAGATTACAGTCAGGCGATTAGAATCTTTGGAACTAGAAAGCAAATAGACAAAGCCTTTAATCACTATTGTGAGGTTTCAGGACTTAATGTTGATGAAGGTTATGACTTTGAGGACAAAGAAAGACTGAAAGAATATAAAAAACAATATAAAAACAAAGCATTAATAATAAATATAATATAATGAAAACAGAAAAAAAGCAGGATTATTTAATAGCTATACAAAGCGAATTAAAAGCTCCTAAGAACCAATTTAACAGTTTTGGCAAGTATAAGTACAGAAGTGCTGAAGATATCTTAGAGGCTGTTAAACCATTATTAAAGAAGTATGGTTGTTACTTAACTTTTACAGAAACCACAAAGGAAATTGCAGGGTACTTAGTTTTAAACTCTAAGGCTACTATTTCTGATGGGGAAACTACTATATCAGTAGAATCTCAGGCAGGTATTAATCCTGATAGAAAAGGAATGGATATTGCACAGAGTTTTGGAAGTAGTAGTTCTTATGCTAAGAAGTATGCTTTAGGTAATCTATTTTTGCTAGATGATACTAAAGATGCTGATAGTAATAAAGTAAATGAGCCAATTGCTAAACCTAAAATGACTACTGATGTATATAACATTATGCTAGAATTTATTAATACAGGAAAAGGCTCAGCTGTAATGTCTAAGATGAATAACTATTCAATGTCAGAAAAGCAAGAAAGCACATTGATGAGAATGTTAAAGCAAGAAATAAATAAATAATTTAATAACTAAATAAATACAAAATCATGGAAGTAAAAGGAAAATTAAAAACAATTTTACCACTAGAAAGTGGAACAAGTAAAGCAGGTAAAGAATGGCAAAAACAATCTATTGTAATTGAGACAGGAGAGGAGTTTAATAACTTAGTATGTGTTAGTGCTTTTGGTGATAAGATTGCAAAAATGAATATGCTAGAGGAGGGAATGACAGTAGCTATTTTGTGCAATGTTTATTCAAGAGAATATAAAGGCAAATACTATCATAATATAGATGGCTATCATTTTACAAATCAAAGTAATGCTGAAGTAAATAATGATTTTGTTACTTCTGACAATGACCCATTTTAAGATGATAGCAGAGCAAAACTTTAAAAACCTATGTAACCTCACCACATCATTGGTGGGGTTGCGTAAAGGTGCGCTTTCATACAGAAGTAGAAAAAGCGAATATCAAATACCCCGAAGCGTGGTTAGTGTAATATCTAGGATAGTTAATGAAACAAAGAGAGAGATTATTGCAAAAGCACTTAAAAGAGATAGGAGTTTAATATATCATTACGAAAAAATGCATGAATCTAATTACAGGTCTTTCCCTAAATATAGAGAGATTTTTAATTTGGTATTCAATGCATACTCTAATATTCAGGATTCAAAAAGAATATTTACTGACTTATATCATTTAAAACAATACCTAAAAGATAAAGGAGTTGAAAGCAGTAATAAACATCAGACAATAATAAGGATAACATCAGGCAAAGTTGAAGCAGATATTAAAGTTTCTTATAAAGATCTCTACAATCAATTAGAATTATGTAAGTTAGCCCTCCAAGATTGTAAATATAACTTAGAAATTATTTAATGGAGAAACCTGGCTATTATGCTATTATTCCTGCTGAAGTAAGATACTCTAATTTAAAACCTAATGCAAAGCTTCTATATGGTGAGATAACTGCATTAAGTGGAAAGTTAGGGTATTGTTATGCAACTAATAATTATTTTGCTGAATTGTATGAAGTAAGCAAAAATACTATTAGCAGTTGGATTAGTGATTTAAAAAAATTAGGATTTATAAATGTAATTTTAGAAAGGAATGATAAGAAACAGATAATAAAAAGATGTATAGGTATCACGAAAAAGGTGGATAGCCCTATACATAAAAAGATGAAAGATAATAATACAAGTAATAATAATACAAGTAATATAAATATAACTAAAGAAAAATTTATTTTAGAAGTTATGACTTTTGATTATTCTAAAGATATGTTAGATGATTTTATAAACTATTGGACTGAGGGAAAAAAGAAAATGAGATACCAAAAACAAAATACTTTTGAGATAAAATTAAGATTGTTGCGTTGGAAGAAAAATCTAAAGAATTGGGAGAAACCACAAACAATGAGTAAAATACATCAGCATTTACAAAAAAATATTAACGTAAAAGAAAAATTAAAACAAAAATTAAAAAATGAAAACAATTAAAACAATGAGTGATGAAGATTTATTAATGAACTCAGTAGATTTAGTCAGCAAAACATATATTGGTTTAGGGCAAAATAATGTAGAAGAAGATACAATTATGATTATGGCACAAGACTTAGCTAAAGATTTAAAAAGAATATATAAAAACTTTTATTTTGAAGATGCTCAAAACGCTTTTTATGAAGGAATAAGAGCAGACATAAAAACTGATTTTATACACTTTAATATCCCTGTCTATATTAGATGGTTAAAAAGTCATCAATCATTAATATGGGAAGCTAGGGCGCAGTTTGATAGTGGTGAAAATCCTAAGAGAATTTTATATTATAGACCCGAACCAAAACTATTGAAATAAAATGGACTACAAAAAAATTGACAATATTGAAGTAGAAGGGATTGACACTTGTGATTATCCTGATTTCTGTGATGCTTTTATAGTAAGTGCAGATTATAACGGTAAACAAATGAATGACAAACAGCTAGATGAAATAAATAAAGATAGTGATTTTGTTTATCAATGTGTAGAAAAACATCTGCAATGAAAACAAGACAAACATCAATAGACTGCTATAATCAGATTCAAAGAAATGGCTTATTATCTAAAATGAGATTCAAAGTTTATTCAGCTTTATTATCAATGGGAAAGCCATCTACAACTAGAGAGGTATATGAAACCATGAGTGTTATTAAACAAGAAGCAACAAGGTTTACTGAATTAAGAAAGCTTGGGGTTATTTATGAGGTTCAAAACAGAAAGTGTACTATTACAGGAAGAACATCAATTGAATGGGATTTAACAGACAGACTTCCTATAAATATAAAAAACCCTAATAAAACAAAAAAGCAAAGAGTAGGTGATTCTTTAAATTCTTTGCGTGAATTATATAAGAACAAAAATAATAGTACAATTGAAGATTGGAAATTAGTTGCTGATTTGATTAAGAGTATATGAAAACAATTAGTAAACTTAAAAAAGAACTAGACAAATTCTTTAGCCTTTACATAAGGCTTAGAGATGCTGATTATATGGGTTTTGTGAAGTGCTATACATCAGGGCGTTTATACCATTACAAAAACATACACGCAGGTCATTTCATTTCTAGAAAATGCCTATCAACTCGGTGGTGTGAGATCAACGTACAACCACAGTCAGCAGCAGATAATCTTTTCGGTCAAGGGGAACAGTATAAATTTAGTAAGGCTTTAGATTCTGAATATGGAGAGGGAACTGCTGAAGAACTACAACAAAAATCAAGGCAAATGTTAAAACTTTCTAGGATAGATTATGAAGAAAAAATAAGTTATTACAAAGAGGCTGTTAAAAAGTTAAAAAAAGAAAAGGGAATAGAGTAACTTTTTCAGTATCTTTGGCGTATGCATAAGCCAATTTATTCAAGTGAAGAACACAGGTCAATAGTTGGGGTTTATGTTTCTATGTGCAAAGAGTTTGTTCAAGATATCACAACAAAACCCAAACTTAATAATTATCTTGAAGTGATAGATGTTATAATGGAGTATTCTAATTCTTATGGAGAAGGTGTTAGGGAAGATGGAGGTTTTTATGATTGGATTATGCTAATCCCTATAAATGTTTCAGTTGCAACAAATGGATTCTTTGCAGGTGCAGAAACTAAAAGCAATGCAGCATCAATAAGAGCATGTCGGTTAGTATTAGACCAATTGCTTAGAGAAACAGTAGACAGACTAGATGTTTTAGAACCAAAAAATGACTGATATATATTTAAAGATATCGGAATTAAGTTCTTTTTTTAGAAAGATGTGTTACGGATTAACAAAAGACCATGATGATGTTAATGATGCTGTTCAGGAACTTATGATATATTTCTTTCAAATGAATCCTGACAGCTTAAAAGCAATATATGATAGTTCAGGAAAGGATGGAATCATAAGGTATGGAGCAGTAGTATTGAAAAGGGCATTGACTAGCAAGAGGAGTCCTTTCTATTATAAGTACAAAAAATACTATACTAACCTGTATGGAATAAACATGACACACACATCTACGGATAATTTTCATAAGAGTATTTATAATTTACCTTTAGAAGATGACGTTGAGATTAAACATATTCAGCTAGATAAAATAGACGAAATATTAGATGATGTTTATTGGTACGACAGAGGTGTCTTTAAGTTGTATTATTATGATGGGAATACTTTAGATTCTTTAGCAGAGAAGACAGGTATTAGCAGGAATAGTTTATTTAACACAATAGATAAAATAAGAACTTTGATTAAAAAAAAGATAAATGAAGATATATAACCCAAAAACACACGACAGCTTTATTATGCAGTTTGGTTTTTCTGCACCTGATAGAACTATAAAAAAGGGAAAATGAATAGATTTTTTGCACCTAATGAAATCTATAATGAAAGAATTGCTCTTTGTAAAAATTGTGTTTATTATTTCAAGCCAACAGGTCAATGTAAAAGGTGCTTATGTTTTATGAAGATAAAAGCAAGAATTGCTCCTATGGAATGTCCTGAGAAGTATTGGTTAAAAACTTTAGATATAGAAACGCCTGATGATTTGCCACAGGAAATTGTAGATGAGATAATTAATTTATGGCCTGATCTTAAATCAGGGAGAGCAAAAAATGTAACAGCAAAACATAGAATGATAGAACTATACAACACGATATACACAACAAATTACAGTCCTACAACAAACTGTGGGTCTTGTATCTCTACAAGCTTTGATGGAATAAAAAAACTATATAAAAAATATACAGAATGAGTTATTTAACACACTTAAAAAGGACTAAGATGCACCACTCTAGTAGATGGGTGGTAAAATATGATAATGATGATTTAATAAGAGAAGTTAAGCTTATATACTCCCCTGAAGAATATAGGGGTTTAAATAAACCAAGAACACTAAACACACAAGAAGGATTAATTAAAATTTTAGAAAATGATAAAGCCCGAAGATTACAAAAAACAACCCGAACCTAGTTATTATACAGGAACTAAATTCGGTTATTCAGCTAGAAATATTGTAGATGATTTTGAGTTAAGCGCATGGACAGCACAAGCAACTCAATACATATTAAGAGCAGGAAAAAAAGAGGGTAGTCCTGCTGAACAGGATATACAAAAAGCTATTAATGTTTTACACTTTGAGTTAGATAGATTATATAAAAAAAGTGGAACAAGGACAGGAGGGTTAGCACAATGACACTATACAAATGCACTTGCGGAGAAACTAAAGAGATAGGAAAGCAGACTATTGGATTAAGAGATGGTAGTTGGGTAACGATTCAAGCCCTGTGTGATTGTGGACTGTGGATGGATAGCGAACCTGAAAAGGGATTCCCACAATTAAAAAGAACAGAAGAGTCATTAAGTAAAAAGAAAAGAGGGGATAAGCTTTGGGATGGTGCTAAAGAAAGATTAATAGGAGAGAGAGGGCTAGACGAACCATTTGAATAATGAAGTTTGTAATAAACTCCAATAAAGATAAGCAAAGTCTGATAAACTATTTAAAGGAATTAGGCAATGACTATTTAGTAGATGTAAAGAAACAAAGAAACAATAGAAGTAATATGCAAAATAATTATTATTGGGCTTGTATAGTACAACCTCTGTCAAATGAATTGGGTTATTTTCCTGATGAGATGCATGACGCTTTAAAGATTAAGTTTCAAAGTGAGTGGCAAAGTGTTGAGGTAAATGGGATTCAAATAGGACTACAAACTGTAAATAGTACCGCTAGACTAAACACAAAAGACTTTGAGGTATATGCAAACCAAATTAGGATATGGGCGCAAACAGAGTTAGGAATAAGATTAATGATGCCAAACGAATTCAAGTAGATTTCTATTATATAATATAGACTTGATTAATCAAAATATTTCAAAATGGAACATGGAGGAAAAAGAATAGGAGCAGGGCGTAAGGCAAAAGCTGAAGAACAAAAGCTAATAGAAAATCTAACGCCTATGAATAGTATGGCTTTAGAATCATTACAAAAGGGCTTAGAAAAAAAGGAACAATGGGCGGTCAAATTATTCTTTGAGTATTTTTATGGTAAACCACAACAAAGAGTAGATGTAACTTCAAATGAAGAAAGTCTTAATATGCCACTTATAACATTTATAGAAACTGATACTGAGTAAGAAATACAACCCACTCTTTGAATCTGACGCTCGTTATTTTATTATAACAGGGGGTAGAGGATCAGGAAAGTCTTTTGCTGTTACAGTCTTTCTAACGCTGCTTACAATGTCAAGAGATATAAGGGTGTTATTTACAAGATACACAATGACATCTGCACACCTTTCAATCATTCCTGAGTTCTTGGAAAAGATTAGTCTATTAGGATATGATGATGTGTTTAGCGTAAACAAAGCAGAGGTAGTAAATAGAAAGAATAAATCAGATATTTTATTTAGAGGTATAAAGACTTCAGCAGGAAATCAGACAGCTTCACTTAAATCACTTACAGGCGTGTCAAATTGGATTTTAGATGAGGCAGAAGAACTGATTGATGAAGATATTTTTGACACAATAGATTTGAGCATAAGGGAAAAGAATATACAGAATAGAATCATACTTATATTAAACCCCGTAACAAAAGAGCATTGGATTTACAATAGGTTCTTTCAAGACAAAGGCATAGAGGGTGGTTTTAATGGCGTTAAAGACAATGTATGCTACATACATAGTACATACCTAGACAATAAAGACAACCTCTCTCAGAGTTTCCTAGAGCGTATTAAAACTATAAAGCACAATAACTTTAAGAAGTACACTCACAAAATTATGGGGGGTTGGTTATCACGCGCCGAAGGTGTCGTATTTGACAATTGGAGTATAGGGGAATTTAATCCTGATAACTTACAGACTTCTTGTGGAATGGATTTTGGCTTTAGTATTGACCCTGATAGCCTCACAGAAGTAGCAATAGACAAGAAGCATAAAAAGATATATTTAAAAGAGCATATATATAGGAATGGATTGAAGAGCCATGAGTTGGCGCAATTAGTATTAGATAAAGTAGGGCAAAGCCTGATAATAGCTGATAGCGCAGAACCAAGACTAATAGCAGACTTAAAGCACTTAGGCGTTAATATAAAGCCTGTAAAGAAAGGAACTATTGAAAGTGGTATAACTCGTATGCAAGACTATCATTTAGTGGTAACGCCTGAATCTACTAATATAGCTAAAGAGTTGAATAATTACGCATATAGTGATAAATCTTCAAAATTATACATAGACAATTACAATCATGCTATTGATGGGATCAGATACAATGTTATATTTCATTTAGACAATCCTAATGCAGGTAAATATTTTGTATATTAAAAACCCCCTACCTAAGCTTACGACAAATGAATTAAATTGGCAGGGGGTTAGTAAAACTAAAATGAAACAAACTGATGCAAATATAAAAGAATAAATTAAACAACAAAATAACTACTAAACTAAATTATCAACTTTTCTATTATATATTATGAAAGTAAAGGTACAGAAGAAAAAAGAAACAAAAGAATATGATTTAATATCTTCGTGGGATGATGTAACACTAGACACTTGGATGGCTCTCATTGATGTAGATAAAGATACAGCAAGTCAGGAGGCTTTAAAAACAATTAAGAAACTATCTAATATTCCTGAGGATTTAATATCAGAATTGGGTATTACAGATGTTGCTGAAATAATGAAGCACTTTACTAAGCTACAAAAAGATGCAGACTTTCAACACAAAAAGATAATCAAGATTGAAGACGTAGAATATGGCTTCCACCCTAAATTAGATGACATCACATTAGGAGAATATGCTGATATTGAAACCTTTATAAAGAATGGGCTAGAAAAACATTTACCTGAATTATGCGCTGTCCTATACAGACCTGTTACTGAAAAGAAAAATGGAGTGTATACGATTGAAGCTTATGATGGAGATATAACTATGAGAGCCGAAGAAATGAAAAAGATGTCTGCGACACAAGTGCAAAGTGCAATGGTTTTTTTTTGGAATTTCGTGATAGAATTATTGAAGATTATGCCATCGTTTTTAATGGAGAGGATAGTGAAGATGGGAAAAGAATCACAGATGGAAACTTCGCAGAGAAGTGGGGTTGGTTTGGCGTAATGTATAGATTGACAAATGGAGAGATAGTGAACTTAGAAAGAATAACACAGCTTAGCTTATTAGAATGTTTAACGTGGCTAAGTTATGAAACAGATTTGAATTTAACAAAACAGGTAAACTTAGAAAGCGATGGCAGTAAATAATAAGACATACAACAATCTATTAGACACCCTTAAAGCTTTGGGGGCTGCTCATAATCAGATAACAACCACAACAACGGGAGACATCTTTGACATAGACTTGGAGAAGAACACCTTATATCCTTTAATGCACCTCAATCCTGTAAATGTACAGACAGGGCCGTCTACTTTAACGTATAATTTTCAGATCTTTATAATGGACTTAGTAAGTGAAAGAGCAAATTGGACTCCTGCAAACTTCCCGTCAGCTAATAACTTATCAAATCAACAGGAAGTCCTTAATGATACGTTGCAAATAGCTACAGATATAATAGGAATATTCAGACATTCAGAATGGCAGTCGGCTTTAGTAAACGACATAAATGCTCCTGTTTATTTTGCAGAAGGCGAATTTAACCTAGAGCCTTTCTCTGAAAGATTTGACAATGAAGTAACAGGTTGGGTGTTCCCTATTTCTATAATAGTGGAGAACGATTTTCAGACTTGTAATATTCCTGTGGAGATAACACCAATAGGAGAATGATAAAATTTAAAATATGGAGATTCATAATTCAATTAATACCACCAAAAATAACTTATAAAATATAAAGACATGGCAGCAACACTAACATCAACGGTAACTGATTCGGTTACATTAAACGGAAGCGTAAGGGGAACGACTAACGCCTACGTGGCAAATAACATTACAGATGTATTTGAAAGAATAGTTACCTGTACGTTTGGGCAAGAAACAACAATTGCAAGATTCTCAACTTCAGCTTATGCAAACCCTGTAGCAATAGATGTGTCTAGGGTTAGATATGTGAGAGTTACTAATTTAGATCCTACTGAGAAAGTTCTATTGTCGGTAGTAACAACGGCTTCAAGTGCAACAGTAAGATTAATGGCAGGAGGTTCATTCATTTTATCTACAGGAAATGAGGTTGTAAGAGGAGAGGAAGATGTAACTCCTAGCTTTGCAACCTTAGAAGACTTAGCAAGTTTAATTATAAAACCTGTATCGGGTTCAGTTAGTTCACAGGTAGAAGTATTTGTTGCTATTGAGTAATGGCAGAGTTTACGGCCATACAAAATTACTTGCGTAGCTTTGCTTTATATGTAAGAAAAGAAGCAAAGGCAAATCTTAAAGCCGAAGGTAAAGGTGGTGGAGAGTTAGAAAAGTCAATTAAATTTAGAGTTGTAAAAACTGCTGATGGTTATAAGGCTCAATTAATGATGGTTGACTATGGTACGTTTTTAGATAAAGGAGTAAAAGGAACTAAGTCTAATTACATAGAGAATAGCAAAACTGACTACAGTTATACGACTAAACAACCACCATCAGGAATTATAGAAAAGTGGATTAAAAAAAAAGGAATAAAAGGTAGGGTAGATAAAAAATGGAAAGGAGCAGGGAATAGAGGTGGGCAATTTATTACTAGGAAATCATTAGCTTTTTTAATAGCGAGGTCAATTAAACAAAAGGGAATCAAAAGTATTAGTTTTTTCTCCAAGCCCTTAAATTTAGCAATGGAAAATTTTGGAGTAGATATGTTGGCTGCTGTAAAGGAAGATATAATAACAGAGTTAACAAAAATAAAACAAACATAACATGGCATTAGTAGTAGAGCAAAAACCAGCATTTAAAACCCTACCAATAGGGCAGCAGTTAATTTATGTTGTAGGGGAAAACACAGGGCTTTTAACTACTGAGCAAAATGTAGCTATTGTCGCAATGGTTCACGTTTTTGAGAACTCTAATCAGACAGGAACGATATCTCAATCCACTTATAAATCCGTTCCTAACTCGCAAGGAGTCTGCATATTTGACTTTGGAACAGTTATAGAAAATTATGTTACACCTGATTACAACGGAGTACTATCGGCAAGTCCTGCTGCCGCTTCAACATTCCATGATGTTGCTTATGACTCCGAAGTTGGTTATCATGCACTACATAATATTGATAGGTATTGCTATGGAGATAATACAGTTGCTTATGCTGCCGTTTCTTTTGAATTAGAATTTTTAGGAGGGAATCCTTTGACACCTAATATAGTTGGATTTAATGCAATGTACACAGCACCACCAAGTCTTTTAATTTACAATGGAGTGTTATATCAGACAGACGCTTTAAGTTATAAAGATGTGCTAAGTCCTGATTATGGCTACGACCTTGATTTGAATGGGTACATTAATAACGATTCAAGTTCTAAATTTATGACTGATATGCCTAAGACACTTTATGCAAGACCTGAAGATTATGGTACAGTAGCACTCTTGAATGGATTAAATAAGCAAGGTTATAGTTTTCAAACCTATGTAAATACATTAACTCCTGCATTAAACTCATTGAATTACTTAGAATACACGTGGTACAATGCAGCAGGGCTAGATGGTTCTGCAATAATATATAATAGACAAAGCACAGGAGGGTGGAATGGAGTTGCTCCTGACTTAGACTATCCAATTGAAGCGAAAGTTAGGTATTTATTTGCAGGTATATACCCAGCTAATTTAAGAGCAACTGAAGCAGCTTTTGAAGCAGCCTTAACAACAGATATGCTTTACTATACAGTACAGGGTTTCAGTAATTCTGTTGCTGCTAAAACAGACTTATACACTATTAATATTATTCACGATTGCCAATATGAACCTATTAGGTTAGCGTGGCTCAATAAACATGGTGCTTGGGATTACTATACATTCAAAAAGAAATCGGTTCGCACCTTGACATCTTAAAGAACAGACTACCAAAAACTTGATGGTACTTGGAATGCAAAGACTTTTAATCCTAACGTAAATCAGGGGGGAATGAAATCATTTAAAGTAAAAACTAAAGAAGCTATTAAAATTAATACAGACTTTATAAGTGAGGACGAATCTGTTTGGTTAGAACAATTAATGACTACAAGTGAAGTATTTTTATTAAAAGATTATTTTGTTGGTGGGGGTCTTGAAGTAATAAGAAAATTCAACGAGCCTGTACTTATTAAAACTTCTAGCTATATAAAAAAGACAGTAGCAAATGATAAGTTAATACAGTACACATTTGACATTGAAAAGTCATTTGAAATAAAAACACAAGGAGCGTAATATGTCAGTACAACTAACTTTATATCCACAGAATTTTTCGGGTTTTGTAAATACATCAGTCGTTAGTCTCAATCAGCTATCTGACAATGTTTATTTCGTATCACTTTTTTCAGCAGTTCCTACATACGGACAGGGATATGTTGCTGTTAATGGAACTCCTGCGACTACGAATTGGAATAGTTTTGCTACGGCAACATTTACAGCCCCTGCATGGATTCTTAATATTTTCTTAGGAGAGGCTTATATGGTATTTTACGGAGGCAATGGCTCTATGAATCTTTCAGGTACATATCAGAAATTAACTAATCTAATAATAGGACAGACGTATGAAGTTCTTGTAAATGTTAGAATCCCTAGAGCGCACAATGCTGATGTAAATAATTTATATTTTGGTATTACAGGCGCAGGATTAGTGAACCCGCCACAAATGATGGCAGGAAACAATCCACCTATGCAGTTATTCAATGATACAACTATTGCAGGGTGGACTGACCCCATTACATTTGTAGCAACACAAACTGAAGAAATTGCAGCTTTTACTTACGGATCTTCAGCATCACCTTCCTTGCCGCTTAGTATTGATGAGATAATAGTAAGAAAAGCTACAGTAGTTACGAGTGATGATGGGCAATTGATTTGTGATTTATACAATGAGGATTTAATTCCTTTGACTTTAAGTGTAGATACTTTTAAAAATGCAGGAGAAAAGCAACAGAGTTATTCTAAGGCTTTTCAGCTTCCTGCCACAAAGCATAACAATAAAATATTTGAGAACATCTTTGAACTTACAAGAGACTCTATGACATTGCCTTTATTCAATCCTTACAGGCAGACTAGGGCAGTATATAGAGAAGACGGGCATATTATATTTCAAGGATTTATGAGGCTGATAGATGTACAGGATAAGAATGGAGAGATAAGCTATAATGTAAACTTATATTCTGAAAGTGTAGCTTTGGCAACTCTCATGAAAGCAGAGAAGATGAGCGAGATTAATCTTAGCGAGTTAACACATACGTATGACAGAGTTAATATATTCAATTCTATTGATGGATTGTTAGCCTTAGACAACCCATTGCCATTAAATTCATTTGCAAACAATACAGGAGTAGCAGGAGCATTAACAACGAATGTTTTAAAGTACCCTGTATGTAATTGGGATGGGCAGATAGCAGAACAAGCAAGTTTAATACAAGTATCTAATGGTGCGACAGCAGGTATGCCATCTATTGAGAAATTGCAAACTATGTTCAGACCTTTCATTAAAATTAAATACATAATAGATAGGTTATTTGCTAGGCATGGCTTTACTTATTCATCTACCTTTTTAAATACTGCATATTTTAATAGGTTGTTTATGGACTTTAATTGGGGGAAAGAAATTAATTGGGCAGAAAGATTTACTATGGGGGGAGCAGACTTTTCGTCAGGACTTCCTGTGCAGAGTAATCCTCAATGGAGTACTAATATTGTGATAATGTCAGATAATAATACCTTTATCTCAGCAGGGTATGATGAAACAACAGGAATATTTACAGCACCTAATAGTGGCATAAGTTACGACTTAAATGCAACAGTTACCTTTACTAATAATGCTACAACATCTGTTTCGCAGAATTTGCGTTGGCAACATACAGATGCTATATCAGGAGTGGTTACAGATATTGATTCAAATATCCCAATTGTTCTTCAACCTGCGTCAACAAATACACTTTCAACAAGTATAACTTCAGCGCAACCTATATTAGTAAATGATACAATAGCTGTTGTACTTACTCACGTTGGATTTGGAACAGGAACGGTAGACATAGAGATTCCATCAACGGCTATGTCAGGAACAGTGTCAGGTGCAACGCTAGTATCAGGAGTTTTAATGAATACGCAAAGAGGCAAGTTAAAACAATGGGATGTTTTTAAGGGCATTATGGATATGTTTAATTTAGTAACTTTACAAGATGACAGCAATCCTAAGAATTTAATTATAGAGCCTTATAATGATATCTTTAATGCTCCCTTCCCTACGGTAATAGATTGGACTGAAAAGATAGATGCGCAACAAATGAAATTCAAGCCTATGGACTTGAAGCAGTCTACAATGTTTCAGTATTCAGAAGACAAAGACTATCCTTTTACAGTATATAAGAACGCACTTAATGGTTACTTATACGGGAGTTTAGAGTGGATTGTTCCGAGTTATACACAAGTAAAAGGGGAAGGGAAAGTAGAGGCTAAACCATTTGCAGCCACTATTGTTAAGCCGTTCTTTGACACAGTAGTAGATTGGGTAGGGCCATGTGTATATAAAGGAAATGCAGACGCAACTCAATTTGAAGGAATGGATAATAAGCCAAGAATATTATATGATGTTACAGGCGACCTTTCAGAACCTAGAAATACAGGAGGAGGAGAGCCAATACCTGCTGGGGTATCGTATTATATACCACCTCAGAACGGACAAACAGGCTCTAATGTTTTTAAAACCTCCATATTTTCTCATGTAGATAATTATCCTTCAACGTCAGCAGATACAGACTTGAATTATGGTGCTTGTCAATTAATAGGAATAGGAGTGCCACCTGTAAATAATTTATTTACTAATTACTATGAAGATTATTTTTACGAACTCTACAATCCTGATACTAGGACAGTAAATTTAAAAGTATTATTGACAGCTAACGATATCGTGATATTCAATTTTAGTGATAGAATAAGAATCAAGAATAGCAACTACAGAGTTTCTAAAATAAATTACAAACCTAATCAACTTTCAGATGTTGAATTTATACTTATAAAATAATGCCTACAGGAAAAGCATCAAGAATGGCTAATTTACAGCCTGATAATATTAGCATTACAGGGTTTGTTACGTTTACAGATGGAACTAATACAGGTCTGATTGGCAATCGTCAAACCTGTGAAGCTTATGGATATACATTTGATAGTGCTTCAGGTAGTTGTAGGCTCAATCAGCAGCATCAAGTATCTTTAAATAGCCAATTCAATCAGGAGACTAATAAAATAACAGGAGAAAGAAATCGTATAGAATCAGGAGTGATAGGCACGTTTATGAGTGGCTCTACAAACTTAATTAAATCACAATGTAGTAATAATTTAACTACAGGTAGTGAAAACATAACAGAAACTAGGATTAATAACTCAGCAGTCTTTGGAATCAATGGAAAGGCTACAAGGCAAACAGAATTTGTAATAGGTGGAGGAGCAAATAAACATACTTTTACCTGTGATAGAGCAACGGAAACAATCTATACAGATAAACAGATGTCAGTAATGGAATTATCTGGAGGAACTTGTGGCAGGGATTCATCTACATTAACAGTAAACGGAGACGGAACAAATTACATAACTGTAAGAAATAATAGCATTATAGGTTATGAGGTTTACCTTACTAGACTAGAACTTGGAGGAACGGCAGGAACGGCAGGTGATTATTCATACAGACATTTAAGAGGCTCAGTCAATATAGATAACGCTTATAGCATGACCTTTAGCACATTAATAGGAACTACAATTGGAGAGATAGGTGGGGTTGCCGGATCTTCAGCCATGATAGATACATCAACTACAGACATTAAGTCTATCTCTTTACAGGTAACTGACAGACCTAGTGTAGTAAATCAATGGAGTGCAATAGTTTATTTACATGAAGTAATCTCAACAGTTACAACTTTTTAAAAAATAAGACATGGCAACAGAAATAATAGAAGCAGAAATAAAAACAAACATAGGAGACTTAGCTAAGGGAATAGAGAAAACAGGAAAGGCAACAAAAGACCTAGCTAAAGACACTAAAGAAGTAGGTGATGAAACAGAAAAAGTAGGGGAGGCTGCCAAAAAATCTAAAAAGGGATTTGGTGTAATGGGGAAAGCCATTAAAGGTGTTGGTACAGCGTTTAAAGCTATGGGTATTGGTGCTGTTATAGCGATTTTTGTAGCACTTAAAGAGGCTATGGAGCGTAATCAAAAGGTTATGAATTTGGTTAATACAATCATGACCACTATATCTACTACCTTTAATCAGGTTATAAGTGTTCTTACTGATACCGTGAAATGGGTTACAGAAAGTAGTGATAGATTTGATGGAATGACCGCAGTCATAAAGGGATTAATGACAATAGCACTAACACCATTGAAGTTAGCTTTTTACGCCATCAAGTTAGGAGTGGAAGGTGCTATGTTGGCTTGGGAAAACAGTTTTTTAGGTGGTGGAGATGAGGGTAAAATAGCAGAATTACGCATTAGTATTCAAGCAACAAAAGATGATATCGTGGCCGTAGGGGTTGCTGCTATTGATGCAGGTAAAGACATTGGAAATAATATAGTAGATGCTATTGGAGAGATAGCTGCCGCAGGTAAAATGGCAGTTGAGGGTATATCAGAAATAAGCATAGCAGCAAACTACGCACAGGCTGAAGCAACGACAGCAGCACAAAATAGTGCATTATTAGCTGAAGCACAGATACAAGGACTGATTGAAAAGAATGACAGGCTTTCAGAATTACAAAGACAAATAAGAGATGATGAAACTAAGACTTTTGCAGAGAGAATAGCAGCGAATAAAGAACTTGGAGAAATACTTAACAAGCAAGAGGTAGAGATGCTGAAGTTAGCAGATACAAGAGTTGCAGCAGCAGCATTGGAGTTGGCTCAAAATAAAGAAAATATAGAACTGCAAGTAGCTTATCAGCAAACCTTAAACGACAGGGCAGGAGTAGAGGCGCAAATAGCAGGGCTTAGAAGTGAGCAATTAACTAATACCGTATCGTTAAATAAAGAACTTATAGAGGTTGAGAACGAATTAGCATTAGTAGGTAAAACTAACAGAGAGTTAGAACTTGCAGAATTAGAACAAGCGTATATTTTAAAGCAAGAATTAGCTAGAAAGGCAGGACAAGATACTACTTTAATTGATGAGGAATACAGAATAGCTAAAGCCGAGATAGATGCTACTTATGATGAGGCAGAACTAGAACAGGCTAAAGTTATTGCTGCTGCTAAGGCTGAAGTTGCCTTTGCAATGGTTGATGCTATAGCTGCTAATATTCAACAGTCCTTAGATGAGCGTTCAGAGGCATTAGAATCTGAATATAGCAGAGAGATGGAGTTGGCTAAAGGCAATGAAAAAGAACAGGCTAAAATAGAAAAGAAATTTGAAGCTAGAAGAAAAATTGAAGCCAAAAAAGCAAAAAAGTTACAAGTAGCCTTAGCACTTATTGATACATTTAAAGGAGCAGCAGGAGCGTTCACAGCAATGTCAAATATACCTGTAGTAGGGCCTGTATTAGCACCAATAGCAGCAGGAGCAGCCTTACTTGCTGGTATGGCAAATGTTCGTAAGATAATGAAAACAGATGTTGGAGGAGGAGGAGGGGGAGGAGCAGGAGGAGCAGGAGGAGGAGCAGCACCACCACCACCAGCAGCAGAAGCAGCACCACCAGCAGCAGGAATGATGTCAGGAAAATTTGAATTAGGAGGAGGAGAAGAACCTGACCCTATAAAAGCCTTTGTTGTTACAGATGAAATGACAAACTCACAAGACCAATTAGATGGAATCAGGCGAGAAAGTACACTATAAAAACAAATATTTTAACTAAAAACATATTATATATTATGCCATGCAAACAATGTGATAACAAAAACAGCTACCGATGGGGGGAAAAAGGAGAATGTGAATACGACTCCAAAGAAGCCTGTGAATCAGCTAATCATAAATACAAAGAAATGAAAACAATGCCAACTCCGTTAGGAAAGAAATCGTATGAAGAATACGCAAAAGAATTAAAAGAATATAATTTAAGTTCAGCACAAAGATTTCAATTTAATAGTATTAAGGTACTAGAAAAATTAGCTAGTCAAATGGATAAGGTAGTAAATCAATTAGAAACTGATTATGGTCAAATTCAAATGCTTATTAATGCTTATGATAATACTGAGGACTTAGTAAAGGAGCAAAATGAATTAACGGATAGAGCAAAAGATGGTGTTGATTTAGCTAGAGAAGATGTTGAAGCTGCAAAAAAAGGTTTGGCAGCTAGTGAAAAATCTTATGATAACGTATTTAATAAATTAGATAAATTAGCAGGAAGAAGGAATAAAGCAGAAGATAAATTGGTAGGAAGAAATGAAAAATATAAAGATGCTTATGCTAGAGGTGAGGATTTAAAAGTGGACATAAAATCAGCAATCAAATCAGTTGAACAGCAATTAAAGCAATTAGGAGTATCACAAAAGCCTGATGAATTAGAAAGAGCTGAGATTGCAATAAAACTTTTTGATGCAGAAGTTCCTAATGCAGCTAAAAAATTAGGATATTAATATGAAAAAAACCAAAATAGTAGAATTAGTAATAGAAGATGATAGCGAAGCGTTAGCAATAGACGCTATAAGTTTAGTAAATGCTCCTGCTATAGAAACTGACTTTGTTTTTTTTGGAAAAGAAAAGAATAATTTAACTTTTGCAAAAGTAGATGAGGAGAAAAGAATGATAATCTCTCCTGCACTAATACCTAACAAGCAAATATTTAGATACGATCCTAATACTGACCAAGACTACTATGTTTATTTTAGTCCTAAAACTGTCCGTCAAGCGTCTGAATTATACTTAAAGCATAACAACCACCATAAAGCTACTGAGGAGCATAAGGAACGAGTAGCAGGTGTCCTTACAGTTGAGAGTTGGATAATTCAAGATAGTAAAATGGATAAGTCAGCTTTGTATGGTTTTTCTTTACCAAAAGGAACTTGGATGGTTTCAATGAAAATTGAAAATGATGAACTTTGGAGTAAGATAAAATCAGGAGAATTGAAAGGTCTTAGTATTGAGGGGTACTTTATTGATAAAATACAGAAAATGAAAAAGCAAGATTTTACAACAGAAGAAGTAAGAACTGCATTAAAAGAATTGTTAAGTGTTCAGAAGGTTGAGTTTAATGTAGCAACTGAGAATAGATTAGAGATGTTTAAAATTGCAGAAAAAATTTCAGCAAATGCAGATAAGTTAGTAGATGAATTTGAGAATAATAAAAAAAGAGCTGCAAACTCAATTAAAAGTTTAAATACAGTATTAGGAAAAATAACTAAAATATATGTAGATACTGACAAGCAAATATCAAGTGCTGCAAAGGAATTAGGTATTGCTCCAAATGATGTACCTGACTTTGCAAAATTTGTTAAGGCATATTTTTTTCTTGAAAACAGCATAAAGGAAGATATTGAAGAACTTAAAAAATGGATATAATATGAAACCAACACAAGAAAACATACTAAGATTAATACAAGAAAACAAGCCTAAGAAAGAATTGTTAAGTAAAAAAAAAGTTAAAAAATTAGAGTTAAGTGCTATTAGTGATTTAACTAGCTTGGTAAAACAATTTTCTTCTAAAATAGTTCCTGCATACGAAAAAACAAAAAAAGAACATAGTGATTGGATAGAACAAGGTGGTAAATTAAAATCAAGGGCTGCTAATGAATATAAGCTTTATAATAAAAATGAAGAAGAAAGAACTAAATTAAATATAAAAATTAGAAAACAAGCAAAGGAATTAGGAATTGATGTTTATGATATACCAGAATTTAAAAAAGCAGACAATGAATATGATAGTTATTCTAGGATATACAAAACTTATGATTTCTTAGAAAAATTAAAATTATAATATGAAACCAACACAAGAACAAATACTAAGTGCTTTAAATAAGCTTGTAAGAGAAAACAAAACTGAACTAAAAGCAGAAAAGGTTGAGTTGGCTTTAATAGATGATATTGAAAAACTATTAGATAAAGGATTAGCAGAAAAAAGAAAAAGTGAAAAGATAATAAGAAAAGCTGCCGAGGAATTAAGAGAGGGGAGTCAGTTTTTAGCAGACGCAGCAAGTAAAGCACAAAAAGCAGTAAAAGCTGCAAAAGAATTAGGAGTAGATGAAGCAGTAACTCTTTTTACAGTTAGATTAAAAGAAGCGCAAGATTTTCAAGATGATATGTTAAAAGCGTCTAATAAAGTTTTAACTGCTATTGATATACTATAAAATCTAAAAATCAAATATAAATCAATTAATCATATTATATATTAGTAACTTAAATTAAAGATAATAAAAATGGAATTAAAAAAACAAATTTTGGTAGCACTAGGGCTTGATAAGTCTGATGAGTTACAACTTGCTTGGCAATCAAAAACAGAAGATGGAACTATTTTGGTTTCTACTGCTGAAGAATTAGAAGCAGGAGTTGATATCTCTGTACTAACGGAAGACGGTACAACGATTCCTTTACCAGCAGGAACGTATATTTTAGACACAGGCGTTTCGGTGCGTGTAGAAGATGAGGGTATCGTAGCTGAGTTAATTGAAAGTGAAACAGAAGAAGAAGTTGAAGCAGAAGACGAAGATAAAAAAGAAGAAGTTGAGGCAGCAGAAGAAGAAAAAGATGAAGATGATATGGCTGATGTAGGAGATTGGGAAGGTATGGAGAAACGTATTCAGAACTTAGAAGATGCCGTTGCTTCATTAAAAGCAGATAAAGATGGAGGAGATATGGAGGAAGATGAAGATCCTAAAGAGGAGGAAATGTCTGCACCAAGTAAAAACCCAAGAAGTAAAACTACTAAGACAACAGAAGTAGTTGAATTTTCTAAAGAAGAATTAAAAGCAGAGATTGAAAAACTAAAAGAAGAATTAGGAAAAGAACCTGCTGAATCACCATTAACAACAAATAAATTTAGTAATGAAAAAGTAACTTTATCTAAAAAGGAGTACAGAAATCTTTCTAGGAGAGAGAAATTCATTCACGATTTAAACAATTAATAAAATAAAAATTTAAAAAAAACAATTATGGCACAACCAACAGTAACATCAAATTTTGCAGGAAAAGCAGCAGGATTTTATATTTCAGCAGCTTTAAGACAAGCAAATTCTCTTGAACACTTAACAGTAATGGAGAACATTAAGTACAAGTCTAACATTCAAAGAATGGAGGGGGCTAGTTTAGTAGCAGATGCAACTTGCGACTTTACAGCAGCAGGTACATTAACAATGACAGAGAAAGTATTAGAACCAAAATTACTTCAAGTTAATCTTGACATTTGTAAAAAAGAACTTTTATCTTCTTGGGAAGCTTTAGAGATGAGAGCAGGAGCAGGAGCGCCAACGCCACCATCTTTCAATGACTATGTAATTTCTTACATGGGAGAGATTATTGGAGAAGCTACAGAAGATTCAATATGGGCAGGAACGGCAGTTGCAGGACAATTTAACGGATTCTTAGGAGCAGTAACAGGTTTATTATTACCAGCAGTTGATGCAACAGTAGTACAGTCAGCAGCATCAGGAGCGTATTCAGCGACTAACATCATTGCTAATCTTCAAACTTTAATTACTGATATCACAGGAGGAACAGCAGCAAACATCTTAGGAAAAGAAGATGCTGCAATTTACATGAATCAAAAAACGTACCAATTTTACATCTCAGCAATTTCAGCTTTAGGGTATGTAAACGCTTATAATATGAATGGAGACTATCTTCCAATGTTTGAGGGAACGGCTATAGTTGTTTGTAATGGAATGGTAGACAATCAAATGGTATTTGCACAAAAATCAAACTGCTACTTTGGTACAGATCTTATAAGTGATGCAACAA